TTTACATATGGAAAATTATCAAATAATAAATAAAAGAGTTATAAAATGAAAATTTTAGATATACAAAACGATTTACCAAAACAAATAGAATTAGTTATTTGTGATGAATTTGATGAAGGACAAGAAGCCTATATGTATATAATTACATGTAAAAAAACTAATAAGTGGTACTTAGGTATTCATATGGATAAAGATAAATATTATTGGAAGTCCGCAACAGATGAAGAGTTCAGAAAGTTATTTTCAAATAAAGAATCTAAATTTGAATATAAATTATTAGAATCTGGTACATATTCTTACATGAAAGATAGGGAATATGTTGAACTAACAAAAGTAGATGCTAGAAATAATCCTATGTCTTGGAATAGGAGTAATGGAATACCTAATTCAAAAAATATGATTGATGAAGACCTTATCAATGAGATTCATAGTAAGATAAAAAATAATGAATATAAAAAGATAACTCTAACAAAAGCAGAAGTCAAACCAATAGATTTTTACCAATCAAGAATACAAGAAGTTGATTGGTCAAGAGTACAAGAAATAACATCACAAATACAAAGTAAAGCTGGTAGTACTCACGTATGTGATCCTTTAATATTATTTGATGGTACAACGACAAGTGATGATTATTTTGGTATTGATGGTAAACACACCTCACAAGGATTTTTAGGAGCTAAACTAAAACCAGGAGATATTATTACTATTAACGGAGTTGACTCTGGGAATAATGCTTTAACTGAAGATATACAAATATTAACAGTTAATGAAGTACAGTCAACAGGTTTATTTGGAAACTTAAATCCGTTTTTTGATTTATTAGTGCAGAGGGACGTATTTGCAACTACTAACAAAATAAGGTCTGTTTCTGCTGGAAGTGTAGTAACAAGGAGTTCTGGTGCTAGATTACTTACTATAGATGGGAGTAGATTAATTGCTATTTCAAGTAAATTAGTATGGATAAAAGAAAATAGGAATATAATAAAAACTAATGATCGAGGCTTTGTTACCGAAATAGTAACTGCCTGTACAATTTAAAAAGGATAAACAAGATATTTATATAATATAAAACAAAGTTAGAAAAATGGGATACTTAAACAACTCAGTCGTAACAGTCGACGCAATCTTAACCAAGAAGGGAAGAGAGCTACTAGCAAGAGGAGATGGCTCTTTTCGTATCACCCAGTTTGCATTAGCTGATGATGAGATAGATTATACACTGTATAATACATCACACCCATCCGGTTCTGCATTTTACGGTGAAGCAATTGAAAATATGCCTTTATTAGAGGCTTTTCCAGATGAAAATCAGGTAATGAAATATAAACTTACAACTTTACCTAGAGGTACAGCTAAGCTTCCAATACTTGAAGCCGGTTTTGCTTCTATAACATTAAAGCAAGGTGCTTCCTTAACTATAACTCCTCAAACATTAAACTTCTTAGGAACATCACAAGCTTTTGAATCAAGTGGATATACCGCAACAATAGCAGACGTAAGACTACTTTCTAACTTTACAGGTGTGGGTATCAACTCAGCTGAAGCTGAAAGACTTAACGAAACTACTACTTTAGGTACTAATGTATCTAAGACAGTAATCGGTACCTCTATCAACTTAACTGGAACAACTATAAATACGTTATATGGAGCATCTAGCACTAGTTTAACAAGTACTATTACACTAATTGGTAGAGATAGTGGAGCTAGAATTACTATTCCTATAACAGTAACAAAAACAAACTAATAAGCGATGTCATTTAAACAATTCGAAACCGAAGACGTAATTGTAAGTGCAGATTCTATATCTTCTACCGTATGGAGTACTGATACTTATGAATTAACAACTTTTTTTACTTCATCTACTCAAGAAGCAGGTGCAAGTGGAGACTATTACTTGAACGTATATCAAACAGGATCTGATTTATCCAACAGTGCTGTACAAATGTCAGTAGCATATGGACATATAAATGGATTAGGATCTACTCCTTATAACGCTAACGTAGCAGGTAACTCTCCTACGTCTACTATATTTGGTCAATATAGATCATTAGTTCTTGGAGATGAAGAGCAAGATATATTATTTGGAGGTGCTACTTCTAATAAAGGTATATATGCCATATCAGTAGATAGAGCAAGGTATAAGGAAAAGCTTTTACCAGGTACTTTCAATATTAAACTTAATGATGGTTCTAATGATTTATTTTTAACAGATAACAGCGGGCAAACATCTACAGTTACTTTTACTGATGCAGGAAGAGTATATGAACTTATATCAGGATCTAACGGAGAATCGAATGACGGAGGAACAGGCTTTTTTAATCAAGGTGCTTATGTTGCATCATATGGAAAGTTCTTACCAGATATTGGAGTAATTATACTAAACGGGCAAGCTCTAGATCTAGAGTTGAGTAATATTGGATTTTTAACAGGGTCAAGTGATGCTAATGGAACCAATAATCAAAAACTATTTGACTGTATAAAGAATGGAGCTTCTTTCAAACTTAACTCTGAAGAAACTGTTTCATCTAATTATGTATTTGTAAGAGTAAGAAATAGTGAATTTAACTACTCTAACAACCCATCTAATATTACAGGTTCAGGAGAATTGAGACATAATTCAATGGTAAATAATCCACAGGCTTATATTACTTCTGTAGGTCTTTATAATGATAATAATGATTTACTAGGCGTAGCGAAATTATCTAAACCTTTATTAAAAGATTTTACAAAAGAAGCCCTAATAAGAATCAAACTTGATTATTAATGAATGGCTGCTTACAAAAAATTAAAAAAAGAAGATTCATACCTAACATCGTATGTAGCTCATAAAACTTTCACTATAAGTGGGAGTCAACATGACGATTTCGGTGTTGAAACTTATATAGGTATTTCTGGTTCTGGAGAATGGTTACCAAGCGGCAGTGATCAAAGATTAGGCGGTACAGATTACGAGCATTATACAAGACTAGTCTACAATAGTATTCACCACTTATATTATTCAGGGTACAATAGTTTGGGGATGCCAACCACTAGTTCTAACGAAATGTTAGGATCTGCATATGAAAACTACCTACAGAGTTCTTATACAGCAAATCAAAGAAGAGCACAAAGTGAGTTTACTGTAATATCAATACCTCAAAACTTATTCGGATTAAATATTAGACCAGGTAGTGTTCGATTAGAACCTCCTGCCTCCGTTTCTTCTTCTAATTACGCTTTTACTTCTAGTGATGCACAGGGTAACTATGCAACAGAAAGTTTTGCTGAAGAAATTGATACATTATATGGAGGTGCAACCGTACTACAAGACGATGAATATGTTGAGAATGAAGAAACTTATATAAATGAAACCGAAGAAGAATTTGTTATACCCGGTTTCGATGACTATAAAACTACATTAATAGACGATAAAAATGGTAATTTAATTTTATCAGCTTCTCAACCTCAAAGAGTAGTTGGGAATGTAATATATTCTCACGGATTGATTATTATATCAAACCCAGTTGTAGGTTCGTATTATGCAAACTATTTTTCTGGTAGTCTAACTTGGCAGTCATCTCAACCTATTTATACATATAACTTCCACTGTCCTATAAAGGAAAGTGAATTTAACTTTAGCTTAAACCCTTCAGTTATAAAAGACGATAGTGGTTCTCTAGCTGAAAATATTACAGGGAGTTATTTTAATCCCTACTTTACAACAGTAGGGTTATATAATGATGCTAGTGAATTAATAGCTGTTGCAAAAATGGCTCAACCAATACCAGTATCAGATAATAATGAAACAACAGTAGTCGTAAAACTTGATATGTAACCATGGCAATAACATTAA